ATGCATTCTTAGCTAAGATTGCTGCTAGCAATGGTTGGTTTAGGTCTGTGTATACAACATATAGCCCTTTGTTTTGGGTACGTAATGCAATCATAGATATGTTTACAGTTCAACTTAAAGCAGACACTAGACCTGATGAGGTCTTAGCACAAATGGCTCGTAGTCTTAATAAAAATATTATGGGTAAAGAAGACAGGTTTAATGACTTTATGGGAACATTAGGTGGTTGGGCTGAAGGAAGTGGTTATATTAATTCTACTAAATTACAAAAAAGTATTTATAGAGAATTAAGTAAAGCTGGGCATAATGATGTTGCTACCGTAGTAAGTAGTGGTAAGCAATTAAATCTAGCATTAGATAATAGTATTAGAAATAAAGTAAAGGAATTTTTCCCACAAGTTGGTGGGGCTATTGAGTCGGCTCCACGTATAGCAGTAGCTAGAAAATCTTTTGTAAAGTATTTAAATGAATTAACTGATTCTGATGGAATAAAAATTAACGGTAAAGCAGAACTTAATCGTTTAATGAAATTACCTAAAGAACAATTTGATGTTGAGGTATTAGAAAATTGGAGAGGAACTGGGGTTGGTTTAATTGAACAAGACTTTGCTCAACGTGCTGCTATTAATAGTATTGAAGCTACTATAGATTTTGCTAGAGGTGGCTCTCAATTTAGGAATTGGAATAATTACATATTGTTTTTAAATGCTGCAGTTGAAGGTACTAAACTTCCGTTTAGAGCATTAGGTATTGATTTGCATCCTGTAATAAGACCAGTTAAAGACCCTGTGCCAAATGGACCAATGTATGAATTTGGTACAGTAAATGAACAAATTGTTAAATATGCTAAAGCAGTCAACAACTTAACTGTATCTCCTGCAACTTTAGGTTTTGGCTATAGAGAAGCTAGAGGAATTACAGGTAAAGGTTTTGATACTGCTATGGGTCCAAGACAAGCAGCAGCAGCAATAGGTGGTGCTGTATACGCTTATTGGGCTATTCAAGAAGGTTGGAATAAATTATGGGAATATGAAGGCACTCCTTTATATTATGATATACCTGAGTACATTAGATATAACAGTTTAATATTTATGCTTCCTCCTAAACGAGATGAAGCAGGAGAATTAATATTAGACCCTGCTACAGAAAGACCTAAACCACAATATGTAGTAATACCTCACAAATTACGTGAATGGAATAGTGTGTTTGCTGCAGTAACATATTTATCAGAATCTACTGATGCTGATACAAAGTTTGATAAAGCTGCATGGGGTAAGGAAGTTTGGAAATCAACATTCCCTATTAATGAAATACCTATACCTGAAGTCTTTAACGTAGCTGGTGAACAAATAACTGGGTACGACACATGGAGACAATCTCAAATTGTAGAAGATGAAGACGCTCCATTATCAGAACAATATACTAGAAGAACTAGTAATGTTATGCGTAAAGCAGCAGGGGTTATGGAAGAAGCCCCACTTGAAAACATTGAATTTTTAGACAATATAGTTTCTAGTCCTGACAGATTCCAACATTTATACGAAAGTATATTTGGAAGTACAGGTCAAATGGTAACAGATGTAGCTGATTGGACTTTACAAACCTTAAATGAATTAAGGGGAGTAGAAAAAAGACCAATGGAAGATAAAGTTGCTGAGTACAGAGAAATGACTCGTACTGAAAGAACTGAGTTTAGAAACTCGTTAACTCCTGATGAATATGAAGAGTTTCAAAAAGAATTACGAGAACCTGACAAAGTATCAATTCCTTTTATTGAAGGATTAAAAAAATCTTTTTACCCTGAACGTGGGGGAGGTTTAGAAAGAGCAGGTAGGGAAAGAACAAAAAAAGCATTTCCTGAAATATCTTCTGAACAATCAAGTAAAGCAGGGATTGCTGCTAGTAGTATTAGAAAACAATTACGTGATGACCAAGTAGAATCTGATTCTAAATTAGCAAGATGGGCACGTGGAGATAAAGTAAACGGCATTACTCCTCAAGAATGGAGACAAGCTAAGTCTGAAAAGTATTTAAAGTATGAAGGTGCTCAATTAGGAATTACAGAAATATTTAAAAACTCTATTCAAGCTGCTGATGATGAAACAAGAGATAATTATTATAATTTAATATATAACAGTGCAGGTTCTATTCCTGATAGTAGAAGTGCAGCAGATTTGTTATTAGTTGGTTACTACGCAATAGAATTACCTGAAGACCCTGAAGCATCTGATTGGGATATGTTTTTTGGATTAAGAGAAGAGTATATTGAATCTGTTAGGGTTAACTCTGAAGTTAGAGGAGATGGGTTATATGATGAGTTTACTAGAAGATTAAATGTAAACGATACAGAATTTGAAAAAGCCTATGATGCAGCTAGAATTAAAATGAAACCTTATTGGGATGTTGGTAAAAATTTAAGAGAATTAGGCTATCAAAATATTAATCAACAAGTTGAAACTGTTTGGAAAGAATACTTAAATAGTAATCGTCAAACTAAATATCAAATGAAAACCCAATACCCTTACTTAAGTAAACTTGAAGAAAGACGTAGCATATTTAGAGAACGTCTTGTTATGCAAACTCCTGACTTAGATGAAACATTAGTATTTTGGTATGGGGACTTTTATACAGGAGTAACTCTTGCAGGCAAGGCTTACCATAGACAACTCTACGGTGTTGCAGGACCTTAAACCTTAAGGGTATACTAAGGGTTATTTAAAATAACGAGAGGTATACCTATGGTCAATCAGGCAGAACAACCGGAAAGTGCACCTTCTGAGGATTTCTCAGGTGGAACCACTACAGATATTACAGAAGAGTTTGCAGGTGTTAACACATTTGAAGACACTCCTACAGAAGCAGTTGACGAAACACCTTCAGAATCACCTGAAGCTGAAACTCCTGCACAACCCACACCTGAACCGGAAGTGCTTAACCAAGAATCAGAAACTCCTGTTGTACCTGAAACTCCTGTTCCTGATGTAAACCCTGCTGTAGATGACTTGCAAAAACGTATGCAAGAAATAGAACAGCAAAATTTAGAATACAGAAATCAGCAACAACAGAATCAGTTAAAACAACAGACTGATGGCTATAGGCAACAACTAGAACAGGCAGGATATTTGCCTGACCAAGCAGCACAGATATCACAGAATTGGGCTGCACAACAATCTCAAGTAGTACAGATGCAACAACAAGCTGAACAGCAAGCTAGGTTTTTACAAGGTCAAGCTAATGCTGCTGAACACTTTGCAACTAAATACAATCTTGAGTTAAAAGACCTTGCTGAACTACGTAAATTTCCTGACCCTCAACAGATGGAAGATGCTGCAAAACGTCTTAAAAGTGATAGAGACAAAGATGCAGAGATAGCTAGGCTGAAGGCACAGCTAGTTCCGGCTCAAGAGTTTGACAATAGTCAAAGTACACCGGCTCCTTCCAGTGATGAGGACAGGTGGCTTGATAGGTATAACCAAGGCGATAGGTCTCCTCAAGCATCTGCTGCAGCACGAAGGGCTGCTGGCTTAGGTTAAAACTTAATACATATATAAAGAGGTAATCCTATGGCACAAACAGCCACAACGGGTAATTTAGAAAATGCCCAAAAAATTATCATTAGTTCTGCTCGATACACAGAAGAGCACAACGCTCCTGCTTTAGCCCTTATCGAACAATTTAGTTTGCCAAAAGGTGCTAAGACAGTAACT